AACTGCGCCAGGTCAGTGAACTCAAACCTCTGCAGATCAAGTGCAACAATTGCAATCATGAGTACAGTCAACCATTGACCTTGGACATGGCTAGTTTTTTCGCGGACGCCTCCTGACCTTAAGCTACGAAGAAATTGACAAGTTGGTCCAACAAATGGATCAGGAGGCTGACTCATTGCGCAAGCAAGGACTCAAAATGTCATGGTACATGCGAGGAGGGGCTTCTTACGAGGATGTGATGAACATGAGCTATCATGAACGTGCCATGCTCAATGAGTTGATTAAAGAAAACTTAGAAACCACACAGAAATCCAAACTACCATTCTTCTGATGTTAGATATAGAAAAAGTCAAACGAGATATCGAGCAGTGGATTGTGAACTTTGTAGAAGTTCCACATCCTGCGCTGGGCGGCTTTCCGCCTTGTCCTTATGCCCGCAGTTCAAGACTCAAAAACAGTTACGATGTGTTTGTTGGGTCAGATCCGTATTTTGATCTCAAGAATCGTGCCCGACACGGTATGGGAAACAAAGAAGTTGTGATATATGCATACGATCCTGTGGAATGGCCACATGACTTGTTTGCTGCCAGTTTGGATCATGCCAATCAGGACTTTTTGTTGGCAGCTGACTTGTTGACCTTGGAAGATCATCCTGCTGATCAAGAAATTGTAAATGGTATCTGCATGAATCAAGGCACCTATGCTCTGGCACTAGTACAAAGTCTAAGCGATCTCAACACCAAGGCACACATGATGGCCAGCAAGGGATTTTATGATTCTTGGCCAGAAGACTATCTCACAGCACTATTTCAACACAGAGAGGATCCTCGCAAGTGACTTACCAGTTTGCCAGAATCAATTTAGAAAAAACAACTTATCAACCTCAGGTAGATTGGTTCTACATCACTGAACCTGACATTGCAGAACTGCAAGACATCTACAGAACCTACTGTATCTACAAACACTTTGGCAGTGTGATGCCTTTGTTTGACAGCCAGTTCACAGAACCGGGCATGGATCTTATTGGCTACAGAGATGCAGGTGAATTAGTAGCGTTTTCCATGATGAAACGTTATGACGACAAAAATTTATTAGCCGCACAATTTGCCTGGAACTATCGTAAACCCCGATTACGGTTGGGAATCTCAAGTTTACAGACAGAATGTGCAATCTACAGAGAGCGAGGATTTGAATACTTGTATTTGGATCAAGCGCACTTGTACAAACAGGACCTTGAAGGTTTTGAAATACTAGGACCACTATAATGGACATTTACACAATTTGGGCAGACAAAGAAGGTGACATCTCAGACTTGGACTGGGTCAACGGCATGAAGAGCTTTTTTGATCATTTGAAATTAGAAGGCAAGATGGAAGACTATCGCATCACTAGATGCAAGATGGGATTTAGATCAATTGCAGACATGCCAGAATGGATGATACTGATGGAGTTCAAGGACATGGCTCAAATGGACTCAGCATTCAAACGTGTTGCTCCTCTTGAAGGAGAACTAGAAGCCAAACACAAATCATTCAATCAGTTTGTTTCGGGAACCATACAACATGCACTGTTCCGTGACTGGCCAGACCAAAATCTATGAAAGTCATGGCACCTATATCAGTAGGTGAACTGATTGACAAAATCACCATACTAGAAATCAAACAACTCAGTGCTCGCACAGATCAACAGCGTGTCAACATTGATCGTGAACTAGAACAGCTGATTCAAATACTTGACTCATTGAGCCTAACTGAAGAGATTGTTGATTTACGAGCCAAACTACGCGGAATCAATCAAGCATTGTGGTACATTGAAGACTACAAACGCCAATGCGAACGAGCTGACAGTTTTGAAGCTGGTTTTATCACAGCCGCAAGACAAGTATATCTCAAAAACGATCAACGTGCTGTAATCAAACGCAAGATCAATGAGCTCTGTGGCAGCGAAGTCATCGAAGAAAAAATTTACTAACATTGAACTATGACAGCAAAAATTGTTGCTTTTTTAACTGGAGCAAATACTGGTTGTACGTTTCTTGATTGGAGTGTGCTGTATCTGTCAGGACAGACTGAGTTTTATTCATTCCTAGACCAAGACTACATCCCACTCACGTCTGATCCTGTGACTTCCGCCAACGCTCACGGACACGAAAAAAATCATTTATGCGGCACCGAAACAAACTTCCGGGAGATTGAAAAATTTCTAAGCAGCCATAACGGATTGCTTACCCTGTATCCATGGCCTTTAAATTTTTCTGCTGCTGCCAAACACTATGACATGGATATAAAATCTCTGAATCTTACCGAAGATGTTGTTGCAAAGTTCAAAGAATTCACATGTCAGGACTTTAAAAAACTTTGGTTATATCTACATGACAAACAATCCAAGATTATCTATGTTGAAAACTATCCTGATCTGTCTCTAGCTCATGTGGATCTTCGCAATTCCAAAGGCGGCGTAAAAAAATCCAGTTTATTCACTACGGAAGAACTGGACAAAGAATACCAGGAGGTGTTTTATGCTGACAGTTTGAAAACATGGCAAGATCTAGGACTCAACAACATCTGGGACGAAAGAGAACGTAGAGCTTTGGATTTTAGGCAACATCTAGATTTTACTCAAAATCAACAGTCTGCGATACCATTTGATTTGCCGCACCTGCGTATTAACACAGCTGAGTTGTGGACTCAAGGTGATTGGGTCATAAAACAAGTAATGGCTTTTTGTGAACTTGAGATGGACCATAGTCGATGGGATCATTGGCTCAGCGTGTACCGTCATTGGCAAAACATTTTTCAACAAAAAATATTGTTCTGCTATAGATTACCAACAATATTGAAATCCATAGTCAATAACTGGTACTATGACATTGGAGATCTAACGTTCATGCAAGAAGTTGTGATACAACACCTGTTGATCTATCAGCACAATCTCAATCTCAAAACTTGGGAATTAGTCAAGTTTCCACAGAACGCACAAGATCTACACAAGTTACTAGAAGCTAACATACATCCAGTATCAGACATATACAATTCAGGATCTACTACGTAGATCCGTTGTTTTCGCTATCGCTCAACAACTGTTTTATTCAAAGAGCGAAGCGATCAAGTATTCATCCAGATCCAATGGTCACACTTTGCCCGCACAGGGCAAAGAAACTTCATCCGAGTCGGGCAAGTCACTTAGCGTTACAGCATTGCAGAGGCGGTTGTCCTGTACCTCGAGCTGCGTCTTTATCACAACGGCGGTTTGTATCACACACGCTAACATGCATACAAACGTGTACTATCACTAGTACGTCTTTTTCCCTTTTAAAATTCTGTTCAAACAATCAAACCGCAGGTGTTAAGCGATCGTGGTCCTGTCAAGGATACTGATTGAGTGCTCGCTGGCGCGGCGAGGCTTCGGATCTCTGCGACACTGGGCCCAGATTTCTACTGTTCGGCACACGATGTTGACCTGTGCAAGTCCTAACTGCCTAATTTAGATTTTGTTGATTATGTGACTGCCATGCACACGAACTTGAATGTGTCCGTTGTACCAGTCTTTGGATTCTAGCACTCTGCGTGAAAATTGTTCTCTTGCTTCAATATAGCTGCATTCTGATTTAGATGTACAGTAATAAAGTATTTCTCTAGTGAAGTTGCCTTTGCCAAGAAGTTCTACATCCCGGGAAAGCTCTGGACTTGACCCGTAATAGTCTCGCCAGTCGCTGTCGACCTTGCTGCGAATCTTCTTTATCTTCTTGTTGCCGTTTTTGAGTTTGACTGTTTTTTGAGTCGTCTTTGAGAACTTGGCTAGTTTTTTGCCTATGTATTTGCGATCGGTAGTGATGTTGGTGATCATGTAAACAAAGCCCACACAATCTTCTGGGAGATTTTCTACCGGTTGATTGTTGTAAAGCCATGTCATCCATGTTAGTTATCAGTGTGCTGCCTAAATGTTAATTTTATGTCAAGTCTACATCAGTGTTGTATTGTGTGAATCCGTTTTCTTTGATGACTTTGAGGATGTTTTCAACCCGTCCAGCCAGTTCATCCTTGTGACTCACTAGCCAGATTGACTTGTGGCGTTCACGGCTCATCTTTTTCAACAAGGCCAGTCCGTTTTCTACACCTTGAGTATCCAGACCATTGTCCATGAGTTCGTCAATAAACAACAAGTTGATGGGATGATACAAGCTTTCCCACACATCGCGGAATGCCCAGCTCATACTGAGTATGAGTCGGGTGCGTTCACCGCGACTCAAGTTATCAAAGTCCAATTCACGACCTAGTTCCTCGATACTCACTGATAAGTCGTTTTGAAACTTCACGGTATGTGGCAAGCCGATGCGATCCAAATAGTGTGTGAGTCGTTGATTGAGATAACTCAAGTTCTGATCAATGATCTTTTTGCGAACAAAACTGTCCTTGCTGGTCAGTAGCTTGAGTAGGAAGTCCTGGTGGTCCTGAACTCGAGTCAAATCATTGAGAGCATCGTAGCTCACAGTTTGCAGGGCCTTGGTCTGCATATCTGCTATCTGTTCAGTGTAAGGATCAGTTTCGTTGCGCCTTGTTTCTAAACTGGTTCTCAGTGTGCTGAGAGTGTTGCGATGATTCAACGCATCCTCTAATGTGTCATAAAACACCGTGGGTGCAGTACCTAGTTCTCCCAGCTTGTCCAACGAGTCTCGGTGTCCTTGTTGCTGAGTGTTATTGGCTAATAGTTGCAGCGCAGTTTCGCGCAACAGTTCTTCTTTGGCTTGTTTGAGTTCATCTTGCTTGTTGTCATGCAAGTCCTGACCACAACTGTGACACTTGTGATTGTCTAGAGCCGCAATTTCTGTTTTGAGTTTGTCCAACAGTTTTTGTTGTTTGACATCGTCGGCATCAATCTGACGGATATAACGAGTAGCATCATCTATGGCTTTTTTTCGTGCATGGAATGCTTCTAAATCTCTGTGTGCTTGAACTTCTTGATCAATGTTGATGTGTTCTAAATCAGCAATGGCCTGGTCGTACCCCTTGCAATCTTCACGCTGTTTTTTGACCCACATAGTCTGGCGGTTGCGCAGACTCTCAATCTGTTCGTCAATGCGTTTGTTGGCTTCTTGCACAGCACGAATTCGAAACTCTTCTTGACTAATAGCTTCTTTGGTTTGCTTGTTGAGTTCTTTGATTCGATCTGCACGTTCACTAAGTTGGGTAATACCCAGCAACTGCTCGATGATAGTTCGTTGCTCATTGGCTTTTAAACTTAGAAATGGTTCAGTATAAGTGTTCAAAGCCAAAATATGCTTGAACATATCGTGACTCATGCCTAGAATATGCTCAACGGCATCCTGTGTTTCGCGGCTGTCACCTTGTGCTTCATCAGTAGCAGACTGTTCTTCGTTGTTGACGTAAAACTTTAGTACATTGGGTTTGCGTCCGCGTTCAATCTTGTATTCCTTGCTGCCAACTGAAAAATCCAAACTCACCAACATGTGTTTGGCATTGGTCTTGTTCACAAGATTGTCTTTGCGAATGTTGCTAAGAGCCTGTCCATACAAGGCGTAACTCAGGGCATTGATGATAGTGGTCTTACCTGTGCCGTTACGACTGCCGTCGCCACCTAAGTCAAGGTTCTCGCCTAGCACCAGAGTAAGGTCTCTCCGATCAAAGTCAATACCTTGTGTGGCATTGCCTACACTCATGAAGTTCTTGACAGTGAGTTTTTTAATGTGAATCATAGTGTTTGATAAATCTTCAACAAGAGCTTGTTGTCGTAAAACTCACTTTCAATGTTGGTGAGCTGGTCTGTCACAATCTGATCCACTGATTCAAACTTGACTTCGCCGGGAGCCATATCTTCGTCTACTCCTGCTGACTTGTTGGGTATCAAGGCCATCTCTCTTAGATTGTACTGCTGAATAAAAGTTTCTTTGATGAAATTGGCTTCTTCATATGAAATTTCAATGTCTAAGTTAACTCTAACGTGCATCTTGGGTCGAAGAAGTGACGCAGCGTTGTCGATAAGGTTGGCAAGTCCGTAAACTCTATATGTAGGCTGATCAGGCCAGGCATGGTATTTGGGTTCTTGTCCCCACTCCAGTATTGTGAGTCCACGTTCGTCGTCACCAGCGTCTGCATAATTGTGAGGAAACGCATTGCCAATGTAGGTAATGTTCTTTTTGGTCTGTCGTTTGTGGAAGTGCCCAGTGAACACATGACCAAATCCCCCAAGCTGATCTCGTTGCAGTTCCCCATGATCCGGCATCTCCACCATTGCATTCATCAAATAACCAGGCAGTTCAAAGTGCCCAAACAAGTACTGACCACTCATTTTGGCCAGGCGTTTATGATCGTCGCCACATAGCCAAGGGGCAATAGTGACATTGCCATCGCTGAACCAATCATTGCAAATTTCCACATTAGGGAGATGCTTGGCCCACTCCACGCTTTGAATGTCACGTTTGTCGCGATAATATAAATCGTGGTTGCCGGGGATAAAGTAAACATGCTCAAAATTAGCATTCATATGTTCCAAGGCTCGTAGGCTGTAGTTTAGTGTAACGATGTTTAGGCTAGCTCTGTTGTTGTGCCAGTCGCCCAAGAACAAGCAGGTCTCGCAACCTTCATCTCGTGCTTTTTGGGTAGCCCATTTTACAAAAGTCAAACAGTCTTCGTTGTGAACGACACTGTTTGACTTGAGACCAAAATGAATGTCAGTAAAGATCGCGGCTTTTTTAAATAGATTTGTCATTATCTTATTATAATATTCACACAAGGTGTTGGTCAACTAAATCGACAACGTTGGGCCAAAGGTCTTGAAATTGAGTAGAGTTCCATTGGTTACACCACTCTACTCTTTCGTAGAACTTTTGTTTGGTACAAGTCTCCGACGATGGTAATTGAGATTACCAATAACAACTCCAGCTACACAGCATGTCTTAACATCGCCGTTTTCTCTGACTGTGATGCCATTGAAAGGAGCTGTGCAATAAACTGTCATTCGTCGAGGCCCTCGTCGAGGCTAGATACAACCGGTCCGGACATTTCTGCTGCACTCTTGCCGCCGGCATTTTGACGAGTCCACGACGGATTTAGGCCGTTGATTTCTAAGATGTCATCTCGTATGTTTTGCATTTTCTTCTCAATGTTGAGAATACGAGTAAAACTGTTGGTGATTGCAGCGGTATAGTAAGCGAATGGGTTTTGGCTTTTTGATTCATCAAACTGTAACCCAATTTGTGATAGTTGTAATAGAGCTTGTCCACGCATCTCCTCATTGTAAGTGTAACCGCGCCAGTTAGAACGTGTAGCATACCGTTCGCACAGCTTCATAAACATCATTGCAAGCTTGCGAGTCATGTTGCCGTGTTCTCTTGAAAACTCGCCAGTTTCTAAATCGCCCCGCCAATGACTACGTCCAACCAGGTACGGGTTTTTATCCTCATCTATGCGATAGTGTTCAAACGGCGGAAAGTTCAATCTCACGTAGTTCATGTCCAGCACCGGAACCTCTACTAGGTCATCTAAGGGATCTGTTTCAACATCGTCTAGTTCAAAGATTTCATCCAGTTTCTTTTTCTTTTGCTCAGCTTTGGTAAGTTTTTTGGGTGCTTTGGGAATGTGATCCCAACAAGTAATACGAAACACTAGGTCTGTGTTGGGTATTTTCTTTTGATCAACAACTTCACCTGTTTCGCGTTTGATACGGTCAGCACGGTTCTTACGTGCTTCGACCACAGTGCGTTGATTGATTTTGTCCACACTGGGCAGTATCAAGTCAAATTGATGATCGGTGACTCTGTCCCGATACCAACAATAGGTATTTTTGCTGTGATGAATTTCTTTGAGGATATCTCTGTTGTTGAGATAATTTACTTTGGCAGGGGGTTTAGGGATTAAGGACATATAGTACTTATTGTAGCATAAACGCCACAGTTGTCAACCAGAATTTGCTAAATATGGTAAACAACAGGAGCCGCCATGGATTATTCAGCTTACATTGCACAACAACAATATTATCAATACCAAGCACAACAGCAGGCGTATTATCAATACCAGCAACAGATTGCACAACAACAGGCTTATCAACAGTATCAGGCTCAACAACAACAGATTGCACAACAACAGGCATACCAACAGTATCTGGCCCAACAACAACAACAAGCACAACAGGCAGCACAACAGGCAGCACAAGTTGCTGCACAACAGGCCGCCATTCAGGCTCAACTGGCCGCACAACAGGCCGCCGCACAACAAGCGGCTGCTGATGCTGCACAACAAGCTGCACTTCAGGCCCAACTGGCTGCACAATCTCAGGCTTCGCAACAGGCAGCATTTGAAGAGGCAGCTCGTCAAGCTGCACTTCAGGCCCAACTGGCTGCACAACAGGCCGCTGCTGCACAGGCTGCACAGCAGGCTGCAGAAATTCAACAACAGTTATATCTGCAACAACTGGCACAAGATGTACAGACAGTACAAATAATAACGCAAGCTGAGGCTCAAGCCCAGGCTCAAACAACTGCAACAGTGGCCGCGGCAGGCAGAACAAGAACCATAATTGACGCTGAAACGGCAGCAGCCGCTGCGGCAGCACCACCAGAATATTATTCTAGTCCTCAGTACACAGCAACTCGTCCAGTCTCAGTAAGAATTGCTCCGACATCCACTCAATCAGATCCTACTGTGAGCACAACAGCCGCTGTGCCTACAGCAGTTACACCCAAAGTGAACTACACAGTGAGCCCGTCAGTAGATCTTCAACTGGCTGTGCAGCAGCTTGACAATCAGCCATTTGTTGGCATACCTGTACAACCTCCTGTGTAACTGTTGTAAACTGCCCAGTTTTTGTTACCGGTAAATAAGCCATAAGAAGGCAAGCAAACCAATGGCATACATCACCGTAGATGCTGGAGAATTCACATATCAGGTCTGGGTAGACGACCCTGTGCCTGCACGATCAGATCCTGAATTACCGCAACCGTCGCCCCCTCAACAAGTACAGTCTAATTCACCCCCGCCGTCAGTTCCTGTGGTTCCAGGCACACTGAATGCCAGTGGCAACCCTCAATTTGTACTAGGCACACCAGAATATGTACAAGCTGAACAACTTGCAAGACAACAAAGTCGTGAAGACCTGCGACGAGCTGCTAGAGATTATGGAGTTGATTTTATTATTGGGGACGGCACACTTGGACCAGGCAGCGCAACAATTACAGCGGTAGTAGGTGATCGAGTATTCCTTGACCTACCAAACGGCCAATCAGTGGATATCACTAGTTACTTTGAAGGCAATCCAAAACCGCCTGTGGCTATAGACATCAGTGTGCCCACATACGGCACTAGTACAGTAACTACACCATTTAGAAACGTAACAGTAACAGCTCTGCCTGAAGTAGCCAGAACTGTGAGCACTTCTGAAGGCAACATAGTAGTTGATGCCAATTCTGAAACAGCTAGACTTATTCAGTGGAAAGGTTCTCAGCCGGGTATTGATGGACGCCCACTTAGAGAAACATGGGCTCGAGCAGGTATATCCGATCCTTACAGCAATCCTGCGATTGTTGGTCAGGCGGTTGAACAAATTGAACGTGCAGATGCACGAAAAGCACTGTTTAATCAGAGTGGAGTGACACCGCCGGGCAGCACCATTGCACCTTGGAACGATCCAAACTGGCCAGCATATCAAGGCAGCAACAGAGAAGCTTACACACTAGCTTCGGCAGCACTAACTGATACCAATGTTAAAAATCAACTCAAAGCCGAAAACGGCTGGGACGAGGCCACTTTCCAAAGTTGGGCATTGAGAGCCACCAACCCTGAAGAAGCAGGAAGACAAGCTGCTGCTTTTGATGCAGCCAATGGCATTGTAGCAGGACCAAGTTCAGGAACAACAACAGGCCTGTCAGCCAACGGTGCCACAGCAGTGACCACAACTGGTGCTGTCAACGCACAAGGTTTCTCTGTTTCCAGTGCCTCAAGTGTAGCAACGAACCAGTCGCCACCAAGCATAGATACATTTGTTGCCAACTATTGGAAAGCTGGCCAAGCAGGTGATTCTGGACCGTTTGCTGGCGGCACACTTCAACGACTAAACGCTACTAATGCAGTGTTTATAAAGGGTAAAGATTACTACTACATTGACAATAGATCTACAGTAGATGAGCTTGCCAACATACCAGGCTTTATCGCAGCAATTGAAGCCAACATTGGAGCTGTTCCGCAAACTGGTGACACAGTTCTCACCAATGCTGCTGGGCAAGCAACTGGTGTACGCGACAACGCAACTGGAGTAGTTACCGGTGTTGTAGCAGCAGCTGGTGCAGTTGCAGTCAATGCGGCTGGTGCTGTTGACGCAGCAACCGGAGGATTGGTCACAACAGCAACAGGAGCTGTTAACACAGCAACAAATATAGTTAATACAGCAATCCCTGTGGCCACAGCAGCACTGGCAGGGTTTGCTAGTGCCGCAACCGCCGCTGATGCTGCACAGTCGCTGATCAGCGGAGCCGTTAAATCAGCAGTGGCATTGCCATCGTCGCTGAGTCCATTTGTGACTGCGGCTACTGATGCTTTTAGTGCCGCTGCCAGCACAGGATTGACCACAGTTGAAAACTTGTTCAGTGGTCAAGCAGCTACCTTGTTGTTGGCCAAAAATCAAGCTACTCTGCAGGCCAGAAACAACGAAGCGGCCACAGCCGACTGGCGAGTGCGATTGCAATTAGGAACACAAGCTGACTATCTGTACAAGGACGCTGAACCTGGAATTCTGGCACCATTGTACGACACTGACGGTGTGATATTTCCCTACATGCCAACAATTGAAACTTCCTATGCTGCCAACTATGACAAATTTGATCTCACGCATTCCAACTATCGCGGCTATTTTTACAAAGGCAGCAATGTCAATGACATCAATCTTCGTGCCACATTTACAGCACAAGACACACAGGAAGCTAACTACTTGTTGGCAGTGATACACTTTTTTAGATCAGTAACCAAGATGTTTTATGGCCAGGATGCGTATCGTGGCGCACCGCCGCCCTTGGTGTTTTTGAATGGACTGGGTAATTATCAGTTCAATGAACATCCTTGTTTTGTGTCTAATTTTAGTTACAGTTTGCCCAATGATGTTGATTACATTCGAGCTCAAGCTCCCAACAACTACGGCAATCTGTTCAGCAAACGCGAACGCACTGGCAGTACCAGCGGAGGCCTGCTGGGCAGCGTGGCCACTAGATTGCTAGGTGCAGGATTAAACACAGTGAACCCAACCATGCCCAACGTACCAACACCGGGCATGATACAAAGCAATGTCACCAATATCAATGACGCCACTTATGTGCCTACCAAAATGGAAATCAACATTACTCTACTGCCAACAAATACTCGAGCACAAGTCAGTCAACAGTTTAGCCTCAAAGCGTTTGCCAATGGTAACTTACTCAAAGGAGGATTCTGGTAATGGCTGCTACGTATACCACCGCTAGTCCTTATTATTCTACTGGGTTTACACAGTTTTATCTTGATGTCATGGTCGATCGACCTATCCCCAAGGAAACTGACGATCTAGAATTTGAAATAAATCAAACCTATCAATACAGACCAGATCTGTTGGCTTACGATCTGTACGGTGACGGTTCGCTGTGGTGGGTGTTTTATCAACGCAATCCTAACTCTTTGACCGCACCAGTGATAGACTTTGTCATTGGCAAAAAAATATTTTTACCTAAAATTTCTGTGTTGCAACAAAGCCTTGGAATATAATCAATGACCAATCCAGCAGCAGTTGCATCACAAATTAACTATTTAGAAAGTTTGATTGCTGGTTACGCATCAACTTTACGAGATCCTACATCTAGCCCGCAACAAAAATCTCAAGCACAGCGAGAAATTCCTCAGCTTGAATTGACTATAGCGTCTCTACGAACTCAGTTGACTCAACTGTCGTTGACTGTGGCTAGCGACGCCGGAGTTGTGCCACCACCGCCAAGAACTGCTGGACAAACAGTCAACGACGATGCAGTACCCAACCCAATTAAACCTCTGCCACTGGAAGCAGATCCAACCACTGGTAGGATACGTCCTATTAAAACAGTAACGGAACCCAGCAACGCTGATGTGCCGTCCACAGCTGAAACTGGTGATGTTGATCGCAATATTGATGGCCCTGTAAAAGCATTTTTTACCACACAGGCTATATTTTCTCAACCTGGAGTCCTTGCTGGCCGGCCACTCTTTGACCCATCTACTATCAACTATCCCAACACTGATGTTAGCTTTGGTATCAGGCAGCCTGGCAGCAACAGTGATTCAGGATTGCTCACAGGAGGCAGTGCTCCAATACGGCCAGGCATAGGGTCCGACGACGATTTTCCAACTCCTAGCCCACAAAAAACAGCCACAGAAGTCAACAACACCTACAACAATGTGCTGCCTATTCAACCGCAGCCCAATGGCCTGGATCAATTTGGCAGTTATACATATTCTGTTAGTTTGTATTTGATGACCCCGCAACAATACTCAATTCTGGTACAGAGCAAAACCAAAACAGTAGTTGGCTATAATTTATTGATACAGAGCGCAGGTGCGCCCACAGAAGGTCGTAATCCTTATTTTAGCGATGATTTTTATATTGAGAGTCTGGTAATAGAGAGCAACTTTCCCGGCGGCGGCACACGCATGGCACATTCGGTGTCCAGCATGAAAATAACTATCACAGAACCTGCTGGTATTACTCTATTAGATAGACTGTATCAAGCAGTGCAGGAGTTTGTTCCCAAAGATGGTGCTGGTGCCATCAACTATACCTCAGTGCAATACCTGTGTGTGATACGTTGGTATGGCTGGGATCTTGACGGCAAATTGATAAAAAATCCTGGTGGTGGTACAACATTAACAGATTCCAATGCAGCCTTTGAAAAATTTATTCCATTTAACATTCGAAAAATAAACTGGGGAGTCAGCAACAAGTTGGTGAGCTATGAATTAGATTGTGCACCTATTGGACAAACGCTGGGTGCATCTACTGCTCGAGCAACTATCCCTTACGACATTGAACTCAGTGAGAGCACAGTCAAAGGCCTGCTGAGCGGCGACGCTGTAACGTCCACAACTTTTACACCAACAAATAATTCCACCACAACGTCTACACCAGCGCCCGACAAGGCCAATGCTGCGCCCAGCACCAAAACAGTGATACGTCAAGGTCTCATGGGCGCCATGAATGATTTTCAACAAAAATTAGTGTCAGACAATATCTATGAAGTGGCTGATCAGTATGAAATTGAATTTGTCAACGGAGCAGAAATTATTGCCAATGCCAGCGTGATCAAACCTGGTAACATAATAAAAAATCAAAGTGCCACCCCCATGGCTCCGCCAGTGACCAAAAGTCCTAGTGGCGCAGATCCCAAAAAAACCAGTGTGGATAACACCGTAAGGAATTTTGCCATCACCGCTGGACAGCAACTCATGCAGGTCATAGATCTAGTAATTCGCAACAGTACTTTTATCACAGACCAGGCCAGAGTAAACGAACAAGAAGAAACTGAAATTTTTGAAGATGAACTAGGCAACGTAGTAGAGATACCAAAAAACACCGCAACCAAGGCCACAATTTTATGGCATAATGTAACCATGGATGCGGTGCCTATCAAATACGACAAAAAACGCAACGACTATGCTTACAAAATAACTTATGTTGTGAGTACCTATGTGGCGCCAAACTTTGACAGCAAGTACTTTCCAATACCAAATTTCAACGGCGTTCACAAAAGTTACAAGTACTGGTGGACAGGTGAAAACATTGGAATTTTAGATTATCAAGTTTCCTTCAATGCTTTGTACAACATGACTATCTCTGGCAGTGAGCCAGGAAATTCAGCCACAGAACGCATACGTCAACAGCGTAGTTCCAGCATGAGAGACATTCCTAAATACACTTACCAAGCTCGCAGCACTGAAAGCTCATCTGGTGCCAAAGGCTCTGGCAATGAAGTATCGGCCAACGCAGCTGAATATTTGTACAGTCCCAATGACTTGAGTCAGGTAAAACTACGCATTGTTGGAGATCCGGCCTGGATCATGCAAGGCAGCCTGGCTGAAGGTATAAATGCAAAAAATTTCAATCGTTCAGGATTTTTGCCTGACGGTACTATTAACTTTGACAGTCAACAGGTGTTGTTTGAAATAGCCTGGCAGCGTCCTCAAGACTACAATCTTGACACAGGCCTAGCAGATCCCTACGCATTGGTAAGTGGAGCGCGGGAGCCTATTCAAAGTAACATCTATCATGCAAGAAAATGTCTCAGCGAATTTCGCCAAGGCAAATTTGAACAAACTATTGAAGGTGCTTTATATTCCTGGCCAATACCTGCAGGACAGAACACACCGGCTACAACAGTGCGCAGTAATGCTGCGGTAAATCAAGCCAATAGTGGGCAGCCTGCAGGCGGCGGAGTGTGATTATGAAAAGGAAATGTCAAAATGCGTTCTAATCCTGTTGGCTCTCCATCACAACTCAAAATACCAGGATCAGGTCCAATGATTGATCCTCAATCGCCAATCTTGGTTCCACGACAATCTGCTCCTGGGCTGCTAGCAACACGTGATAACAATGCTCCAGCACGCCAAAAAAATAATCCCCCAACCAGCAATGGAGAATTGGTCGGTGTTAATGTGTCCCTGCCTCCTCCATTGTTGATAAATTCATCAACGCTGACAACTGAACCATTGCAGTTAATCAGCAGTTCACCTTAAAGGATAAAGCATGGCAGAAGACGTCCAAAGAACACGCGGTCGGCCGCAGAATTACAAGCAAGATCGCGGCGGTGTGCCAGCAGAATACGGTCCATACCTAGGCAAGGTAATGAGCAATGTGGACCCTACTCGTGCTGGACGTTTGCGTGTGTTTATTGAAGCGTTTGCCGACGGACCCCAGGACGATGACAACAAGTGGATTACTGTGAGTTACCTGCCTAACTACTACGGCTCCACACCCAACGCAGGCACAGGCACAGGCACAGGCACATACCCTGGCAATCGCAACAGCTATGGCATGTGGTTTACCCCGCCAGACGTGGGCATAACAGTGATATGTATTTTTGCCAATGGTGATCGCAACCAAGGTTTTTATATTGGTGTGGTACCTGAACAAGCATCTACACACATGGTTCCGGCCATTGGAGCCAGCAAAAAATTCACAGTGGCCAACCAAACTCAACAAAGATTTTTCTATGGTGCTACTCAACTGCCGGTGGCCGAAATCAACGTTAACGATCCAGACATTATTAACCAGCCTCGATATTTTGAAGAAGCCAAGCCTGTGCACAGTTTCCAGGCCGCAATTATGTTTCAGCAGGGCCTGATACGTGATGTTAATCGCGGTCCTATTTCTAGCACTAGTCAACGTGAAACTCCCAGTCAGGTGTTTGGTATCAGTACACCTGGACGTCCAATTTATCTAGGCGGAAAAACACAAGAAGAAGTTATACAAAATCTTGACAACATACAATCAGGAGAACTAAAAGTAATTGGCCGACTGGGTGGTCATACGCTGGTCATGGATGATGGCGCTACGGATGGCAAAGATCAACTGGTAAGGATTCGTTCAGCCAAAGGTCACCAGATAACCATGCACGACAGTGAAGAATTTTTCTATATCACGCATGCCAATGGAAAAACCTGGATTGAATTTGGCAAAGAAGGCACCGTAGATGTTTACAGTACTAATTCTGTGAATGTTCGTACTGCAGGCACAATAAATCTGCACGCCGACCAAGACATCAACATGTTTGCTGGTAGAAAAATCAACATGAGAAGTTTAGATGACTTCAACGTTGAGTCAGTGAAAAATATCAACATCAGTTCTGAAGCTAACTTGACTGTGTATGGAAAAACTGCGGTGCGAGTCAAATCTGACGGCACATTGGCCATACAAAGTGCCAGCACCGGATCCTGGGGAGCCAGTGCATTGGTCTTCAAAGGAGACACTATTGACTTGAATGGTCCATGGGCGCCCACGGTTACCAAACCTGCACCAATTGTGATATCTTCACTGGATGACACTGAATTCAACGCCAGCGAAGGATGGCAGGTCAAAGCAGCAGCAATTAAAACATCAGCCACACGAGCACCCACACACGAACCGTATCCGTATCACAATCAAGGTATATCTACTGCTAGTCCGGCTGCATCTTCGGCCAGTAACACACCTCCAGGATCTCAGTCGGTGCCGGCTGGGGTCTCAGTGGGCAGAAATCCTTAACAAGGCATAGTCTACCATGGCAACATATAATTTTCGTAATGTAGATAACGGTCTTTCTTATTTTGTAAGAGGGCCAGCCTCTCTAACCAAAGAACAAGCAGAAAGAATTTATAACCAGCAGCAATCAGCAGGAGCTTTGATAGCTATACAGCCTGGGCAAGCAATCACAGCAGAATTTCAATTGTCCAATGGCCTTACTACAGCTCAATCAGCAGTGACCAAAGACATTGCACAATTTTCAAGTGTTATTGCTGACAAGTTAGGAGAACTGCCCAAGATTGGTGTGACCAATGGAATAACTATTGCAAACTATGCCAAGCAGGCTCCTGTTGTAGAAGGCATAAAAAACATATCTAGTGTCGAAGTCACAGGGGTGTTGGCGCAGTGCCAAAATCTCACGCAACAAAAAGCCACAGAAGCCACCAATCTGGGAGCCGGCAAGTATGCATTTACTGTTTCGCAATTGGAACGTGCAGGATACGTTAAGCCTGGCGCCACCGCCACTTTCATGACTTCGGGCACACGCAGTACTCTTACTGTGTTGAATATGACAGAAATTTGGTCAGGTAAAGATGGCATATTTAATCTAAATCAGTTGTTGTCCAACTCATCGTTGCAAGATACAATTCAACAATTTTTAATGAGTTCAGGACTAGATCAGCTGGCCGAAGTGGGCATTGATGTAGACCAGTTGCCCTCAAAAACTCAGGCCGGTCTAGCATGTCTCAGCGCCATTGATCCAGCACTGGCAGTGAACTGGGTTAAAAATACGTCAGCAGCCACATCCATTGCAGTACTTGGACGAATTGGTCCAGCAACAGCAATCGCGGCAAGCTCTGGAGGTTTTAAAAATTGGCAAGCTCCAGATCGCATTGTCAGAGACGCAGCATTTGCTTGTGATTTTTCTGCTACAAAGACCAACAATGCCATGCGCAACGAAACAACTGAAGTTTTTGTAATCAACCCTGAAACTATTGTTGAGCAGCAGGTGATAAATTTTGCCTGTAATCAAATTGTGGGCAATGATAAAGTGGCAAAAATAGGCTACGGAGGCACCCTACCTCCTGCTAACTTGGTCCAGACGCTGACAGAACTCACACAGGAGCTGACCAGTATCAGCAACCAAACCACAGCGGCACTAGAGCAAAAAATCACAGTGTTTAATGCATCAGTTCGCCGTACTCAGTTAGAAACGTATCGTAAAGAACTGGTGAATCTCAATGCCAATTTTTCTTTACTGACCAACAAGGCCTTGACAGCTACACCGGTGTCTGCACAGTTTTTAGCTGATATCGAAGTGCAACGCTTGTCTATCCAAAGTTTAGTTTTAAGAATAGATCAAGTACTGCAAGTGATAGCGCAGGTGTTAGGTCAACGCACAATTAGAACACTAGGCGATATAGTCAGTGGTGCTGGTGCATAAATATTATCATGACCGTATTTGTTGGATTCAATACTATTAACCAGTTCAAAAAGTTTACACTGACAGACTTTGATCTAATCAAGCGTGACCTACTGAACGCATTTAATATTCGCCAAGGACAACTGCCTGGGCGTCCTGCATATGGCAGTTCGATCTATGATTTTTTATTCGAGCCACAGACTCAAAAAACACAGCAAGAAGTAATTCAAGAAATACAAAGAGTGGCGGGCGGCGATCCAAGAATTTATGTCAGCGACCTTCAGTGCTATCCACAAGAAAACGGCCTGTTGGTGGAATTACAAATACAGGTCATTCCATCTAAAAACGCCGAACGCCTAAGCATCTTTTTTGATCAACAACAACGCAATGCCAGCTATGTATAACTGAGCCGTTTTTTGTCACCATAAATACTTCAAGGTGACTTAAGGTTAACAAGCATGGCAAAAACCACTAGACAAACGGCAATATTTGGTGTAGAAGACTGGAAACAGATCTATCAAACCTATCGTGAAGCTGACTTCCAAAGCTACGATTTTGAAACTCTGCGCAAGAGTTTCATAGACTATCTACGTTTGTATTATCCTGAAACGTTCAACGACTACATTGAAAGCAGTGAGTTTATTGCACTGTTGGACGTGATTGCGTTTATGGGACAAAGCCTTGCATTCCGTACGGATCTTAACACTCGCGAAAACTACCTAGACACTGCTGAACGTAGAGATTCGGTGGTGCGACTTGCCAACCTTGTTAGCTACAGTCCCAAACGTAATACCGCAGCGCAAGGACTGCTCAAAGTTTTTAGCATGAGCACCACTGAAAATGTTATAGACTATAACGGTGTAAATCTTAGCAATGTCACGGTTAACTGGGCAGACCCAACCAACCCAGACTGGCAAGAGCAGTTCACAACCATTATCAATGCCAGCTTGGTAGACAGTCAACGCATAGGTCGTCCGGGCAACCGCCAGACTATACTGGGTGTACGCACTGACGAATACGCTATTAACTTGCTGCCAGGATTTTTGCCTGTGATTCCTTACACAGCCACGGTAGATGGAGTAAGCATGCCTTTTGAAGCTGTAACATCAACATCTATCAATCGTGACTACATCTACGAACCAAGCCCCCGGCCCAATTCTCCATTTAATATTTTGTTCCGTAATGATCAGCTGGGGTTTGACAGCGCCAACACAGGATACTTCTTTGCGTTCAAGCAAGGTACACTGACCAACACTGACTTTAACCTAGCTGAACGTATCAGTAACCGTACAGTGAACATCAATGTAGAAGGCGTCAACGACGAAGATCGTTGGTTGTTTCAACTTGACAACATTGGCAACATTGCTCGTGAGTGGGCCTACGTAGAAAGTGTGTACACTGCCGCCGCTGAACAACAGGTAGAACTACGCCCAATTTTTTCTACAACCAGTAGAACCAATGATCAAATTACCCTGGTGTTTGGTGACGGTGTGTTTTCAGAAATTCCTGTGGGTATTTTCCGTTGTTATACCCGAGCCAGCAATGGTCTAGAATACATTGTCAACCCAGAAGAAATGCAGGCAGTGTCACTGCCTATCAGCTACACTGATCGTAATGGAAATTTGCAGACCGTAACATTCACTTGTGGCATTACTCAGCCAGTGACCAATGCACAAGCACGTGAAACTATTGATGCTATCAAACAACGTGCTCCTGCTCGTTATTACACACAAAACCGCATGGTCAACGGCGAAGACTATAATATCTTTCCGTTCACGGCCTACAACTCAATTATCAAGAGCAAGGCTCTAAACCGTTCAAGTATTGGTACCAGCCGCTATCTTGATCTTGTGGACAACACTGGCAAATATTCCAGCACTAACACATTCTCCAGTGACGGTGCACTGTGGGAACAAAACATATTACCCGCCATACTGTTCTCATCAATCAATCGCAATGATATTGCTGACTTTGTGACCAATCAGGTGCAACCGCAGCTGAGTGAAGCTACCATGAAGCAGTTTTACTATGCTAACTTTCAACCTAGACCACAGTTGAATACTGCACCTACTGCGCTGAGTACCTGGAGTCAGAGCACCACACTGGCCAACGAAACCACTGGTTACTTTAGGAATGCAACAGGTACACCGATCCCAGTGGGCACAAACACCACTACAAATTTCAAATATGTGCAGATAGGAAGCCTGATCAAGTTTACTGCGCCCACAATCAATGGGCAGCCCTACTACTTTGATAAAAACAATCGACTGCAACCTGGTACACCTACCCGACCTGATGAGCGGTTGGACATTTGGGCTAGTCCCATAGCCATCATTGGCGACGGCTATAACAATGGTCTAGGCAATTTGATCAACGGACAAGGCCCAGTTACACTCAACAATTTTGTGCCCACAGGTGCTATAGTCAGCGAAGTGATACCAGTATTTGTTACTGATTTGTCAGTGACACTGGAACAAGAAATTGGAGATCAAATTGAACTGTTACGAAACTTTGGACTGGGCTACGATTGGCTAGGCACAATAACTGGTACTATAGGATCCTGGTATTTGATTACACAGCAAAATCTAGATATTGATGCAGAGTTTAGTTTGACCAATGCTGGTTCTACTTCGGGTACTGGCCAAGATGCCAGCTGGTTAGTGCAATTTGACGTTGAAAATCAAAACTACACAGTGACGTTACGTGGCCTAGCCTACTATTTTGGTTCAGTGCTACAGACACGATTCTTCTTTTATGACAATCAACTGATCTACGACAGCCGCACAGGAACAGTGATCAAGGACTTTGTGAATGTGCTGGCCATGAACACACAGCCTGACAGCTCCAGTCCTTTGCCAGGTGACATATACATGACTATCATTGGCCAACCTGTGGAATCAGATGGCTACGTTGACGACTTCCAAGTCCTGGTCAGCTATCGAGATTCAGACAACGATGGCGTACCTGATAACCCAGATTTCTTTAATGAAATTGTTGCCCCCAGTGACAACCCCAATCAGAAACTGATATTTTTACAACAAACTGTGGACTTTGACAATCTACAACGTTATCTTCTAGTAGAAGACGGTGTGGTCAACAGTGACTATGACACCTATGATGCAATAGAGTTGGCAAAAAACGAGTGGTCACCAGGACAGGTATTCTATGCCTACAACGAAGGTACTTTCTGGCTGCTGAGTGTCAACGTAGCCGGGGTTCGTACATTAGTTCAGCAGTCAGGCTGGATTGCACGCAATGGCCGACAAGATCTCTACTTCCAGTATCGTCACAATTCTCCGTTGACAGCAAGAATAGATCCAGGTACTACCAACATCATTGATCTTTATGTGGTTATACAGTCCTATTATACAGCCTATCAAAACTGGATCAGAGACACTACAAACACAGTGACTGAGCCCAGTGTGCCAACCATTGATGAATTGAGCACTGCCTATCAAGGCCTGCAAGATTATAAAATGATCTCAGACAACGTGGTTCTAAATTCAGTGGTATTCAAACCACTGTTTGGTGCCAAGGCTGCACAACAGCTACGAGCCACTATCAAAGTGATTCGTGCACAAGGATCAACCGCCAGCACTAGCGAAATAAAAAGCTCTGTAGTAGCAGAACTCAACAAATATTTTAGTATTGATAAATGGAATTTTGGCGACACATTCTACTTCTCAGAACTGGCAGCATATTTGCACCGTCAGCTGGGCAGCATCATTAGTTCTGTTGTGTTGGTGCCATTGGATCCACAAAAGAGTTTTGGTGACTTGTATGAGATTAGATCTGCTCCCAACGAAATCTTCGTCAACGCAGCAGATATAACTAATATAGATGTGATTGAGGCGTTGACTAGCACCAATCTCCGAACAGCTCCTGGTAGCGGGGTAATTTAATGTCAAGAATTAGAAGTGTAGAGTTTTTACCTGAGATTTTTCAAACTGATATCAACAAGCAGTTTTTTGCTGCTACCTTGGATCAGTTGATACAAGAACCTCAATTTAAGAAGACCCAAGGCTTTATTGGCCGTACAGTGGGACCTGGAGTCAATCCCAATGATCGTTACGTAATTGAGCCCAACCGTGTTCGCGCTGACTATCAGTTAGAAGCTGGAGTGATTAGCCTTGAACCCGGTACAGGTAAAATTCAAGATGCTATCACTTATCCTGGCCTGCTGGACAGCATAGCCTATCAGATTGGTAGTCCTGGACTAACCAGTGGTCTTATCTCCACCGAAGGCGGCGACAGTATTCGTCCAGACCGACTGTTCGAAAGCCAATACTATACCTGGGACCCGTTCATTAACTGGGACACCTTTACCAACTTCAGTCAGTATTTCTGGTTGCCCAATGGGCCAGATGCTGTAACTGTGGCTGCTTCTACTGTACCAGCTACCAACAACTTCACAGTTACTCGTTCTAACGATTATTATAACTTTTCTGGAGTGCAGGGCAACGATCCTACCATTGATCTTGTGCGCGGCGGCAGCTACACTTTCCAAGTAGCTCAAAATCAAAAGCAAACCATAAACTACGGAGTAGGAAACAGCGGCACCAGTGCTTATATAATAAATCTGGCTGCAAATCCCACTGTGTCTCTGGTACGGGGAAACACCTATACCTTTACATTGAGTCTAACTGGTGACTATCCGTTTTACATCAAAACAGCACCTACCACTGGACTGACCAATATCTACAGCAATGGCGTGACCAACAATGGTGCTGTCACGGGTGTGATCACTTTTGTTGTACCACAAAATGCTCCAGACGTATTGTACTATGCTGCTGCAAACCAAAGCAACATGCGTGGACAATTCAATGTTATTGACGCATCATCGGGCACTGGTTCTGGCTTCTGGATCCAAACAGCACCGGGAGTGAACGGGCGAATCCCAGCTACACCAAACATCAGCAGTCGTGATGTACTGGGTGTGACCAACAACGGCGAAGACCTTGGCACAATCACTTTCAACGTGCCTATCAAAACAGCACAACAATTTTATTACGGCCTACCTAACGTAGGTGGCGGTACTAGTCCTTACAATGTTGACCTGATTACAGATCTTAAATTCAATCAAATTGATGGAATAAAAGTTACTGATTTCTTGGCTACCTATGGTGGCATCGATGGCATCACTGAACTCAATGGTCGCACATTAGTTTTTGATCAACCCATTGTGGATGTTGACCAAGGTGGCTGGTACAGCACCTCAACGTTTGATCCATTGAGTGCAGGCAGCGCCAACAATGGTCTGCCTGGCAGCTTTGACAGCTTGCCTTATGCTCTGCAAACTACAGTACCAGTGAATGAACGATATGGTGTATGGCAAATCAACTATGTAGACAACGATGGTTATGTGAGTATTCAGCTTGTTAGTACTCAGTTGATTGACAATTTAGAAAAATTTAATATTCTTTACGGCACTACATACGCCAGCACCAGTTGGTATAAAAACGATGCTGGTTTCCTGCGACAAATACCGTTGCTCAGTGCCATTCAAGATACTCTGTACTATCAAGACGGCACCAATCCAGAAATTTTTGGACGTATTCGACTAATTGAACAACCGCTGGCATCAACACTGTTTATAGAAGAAATACTAGGCAAAAAAACTTATACCAGCCCTAATGGAATTACATTTACTAACGGACTAAAAATTATTTTACGTGGTGAAGTAGAACCAGTCAGTTATGCTGAAAAAGAATACTATGTGTCAGGAGTAGGAACGGCCATTGAACTGTTGTTAGTATCAAACTTTGTTGTACCTGAAACTTATGTAGTTGACGCCAACGACAGTACTGCTGTGGTAGAACCGTCTGAGCTTGACTATCTAACTATAAATCGTGCCAGCAAAGATCTCAATGCTTGGACACGCAGTAATCGATGGTTTCACATTGACGTTATCAATGCCACAGCTGAATACAACGGCACCACAGCTGATATTGACAACAGCTACAGAGCCAAACGACCAATTATTGAGTTTCGTCCAGGACTGCGCTTGTTTGACATGGGCACCGAAGGCAAGCAACCGGTTGACATTATAGATTTTGAAGAAACTGATGCTTTTTCTAATATTCAAGGCGCCACTGGCTACAGCGTTGATGGTTACAATTTAATCAACGGCAGTCGAGTTATTTTTGCTGCCGACGAAGATGCAGATGTGCGAAACAAAATTTGGGTGGTAAACTTTGTTGAGCCAACCATACCTGGACCAGACATTATTAACCTGACCTTGGCCACCGACGGCATAGTGTTGTTTAATCAATGTACAGTTTGCACAGAAGGTGCCACACTCAAAGGTTTGACTTTCTGGTATGACGGTGTTGAATGGATCCGAGCACAACAAAAACAAGGTGTTCAACAAGCTCCGTTGTACGATGTTTATGATTCCAATAGCATCAGTTTTGGCAACAAAGCCGTATACCCATCGTCTACATTTGTAGGCAGCAAGTTGTTCAGCTATGCTGTGGGCAACACAGGAATATTAGATCCTATATTGCAGTTCCCTTTGCAGTACCTCAACCTCAACAACGTTGGCGATATTGTATTTGAAAACAACTTGTACAAAGATACATTCTTGTATGTTCGGGACAACGTGTCTGTTACTGAACCCATTAGTGCAGGTTTTGTTCAAGAATTTTTAACTAGAACAACAAGTGCTCGAGGCATTGGATGGAAAGTAGCAGCCACTGACACTCAAATTCGACAACAGTTTAAATTTACCTACACCGGTGATCCATTAAAGTTAGATATCAAAGTTGAGTCAACGGTGGCACCTTTACAAAATCCTGTGCCTCCAGTCAAAGTATATGTTGCTTCAGAATTCAAAGATCCAGACACATATACTGTTGTTACCACAGACAACACTACCACTATTACACTAGACAAAACTTATTTCGTCGGTGATACAATTGAAGTTTTAGCATTGAGTAATCAAAGCAGTGCCGTGGCTTTCTATCAGGTGCCTATCAACCTTGAAAAAAACCCACTCAATGGAAACAGTGAAAGTTTTACACTGGGCACAATTCGCACACACTACGAAAGTATCTGCGAGAATTTGTTAGATTTAACTGGTTCAATCAACGGTGCCAACAACACTAGAGATCTTGGCGATATTGGCCCGTATGGTCTGATAATTCTTCAACAAAGCGCCCCGTTGACTTTGGCCGGTTACTTTAATCGCAGCAAAGAATACAATATCTTTGCCAGCCTTCAATACAACAGTCGTGAGTATACCAAGTTTAAAAACTTATTGATGAAAGAAGTTACTCAATTAGAGATCAACTTTCAGACCACGGCTGAACTGCTCACAGAAGCCATTGCAAATATCACCGCTGGCAGAGTAGAAACCAATCCATTCTATTGGAGCGACATGTTGCCCAGTAGTTCAGTGTTTACTCAAACAGTGTACACAGTGAACTTGATAACAACCAACGTATTTGACACAGTACAGGTGTACAATTACACTTCTGCTAACTATCTTGGCCTGTTGGTTTACAAAAACAATCAGTTGTTGATTCGTGGCATTGATTATGTTGTTGCCACAGATGGTCCACGAATCACAATCACAACAACTCTAGCAGTGGGAGATCAAATTACTGTTCAAGAGTTTCCAGCCACCTACGGCAATTTTGTACCAAACACACCAACCAAATTGGGACTATACCCAGCATGGAAACCCAGTATATCCACAGTAAGCACCACTACTGGAACTGCTCAGGTAATTGTGGGACACGATGGCAGTCAAACACCTGTGTTTGGTGACGTGCGCGATGATGTGTTGTTGGAATTTGAAAAACGTATCTACAACAATCTTAAGGTAGATGGAAACCCAATGCCACTTAGTGTGTACGATGTGTTGCCTGGACAATTTAGAGACACTGGTTATAGTTTTTCAGAAATCAATCAGATTCTAGCACAAGATTTTTTGAGTTATATTGGCTGGAACAAACTAGACTACAACAATCAAAACTACATTGCCAACAATGAATTTAGTTGGAACTATTCAAATGCTACCAACAAGCTCAACGGAGAAAACCTCCTAGGTGCCTGGCGCGGAATCTATCGTTATTTTTATGACACTCAAAATCCTTCTCGAACACCGTGGGAAATGCTGGGCTTTACCATTGAACCTACATGGTGGATCTCTACCTATGGTCCAGCGCCGTACACCAATACTAACTTGGTACTGTGGGACGATTTAGAAGCTGGACTAATCCGCGATCCTGCTGGATCATATTTCTTGCCGCAATATGTAAGGCCTGGCCTTACTGATGTAATTCCAGTAGACTCAGAAGGCAACCTACTGAGCCCATTTAATTGTGTTGTTCAAGACTACAATGATCAACAATGGCAGCGAAGCTGGGTAGTAGGTGACGGTGGCCCAGTAGAAGCATCTTGGTGGAATTCTAGTTCTTATCCTTTTGCTGTAATGCGACTACTGGCACTGACTCGTCCGGCTAAATTTTACAGTCTGTTTGCTGACCGAGATCTTTACAAGTTTAACGATGACTTTGGTCAGTATCTTTATGATCAACGTTACCGCTTGAATGCCAATGGCATTGAAGTCTACGGCGACGGTGTCAGCAAAGCCAGTTACATCAACTGGATTGTAGACTACAATCAGCAGTTGGGTCTAAATTCTACAAAACGATTACAAGACGATCTGGCCAATTTAGATGTGCGTCTGTGTTATCGCATGGCCAGTTTCAGCGACAAGCAGTATATTAAACTGTACACAGAAAAATCTAGTCCCAACAGTCTCAACAGCACGTTGCTGATTCCAGACGAAAGCTATGATTTAGTGTTGTACAAAAATCAACCTGTTGAGCGATTGATTTACAGTTCTGTAGTAGTCCAATTGGTCGAAGGCGGGTACGCAGTTTATGGTTATTCAACGTCTCAGCCGTATTTTAACATTGCAGTAAGCCAGGGTATTGGTAGATTGCGTCCTATCACAGTTGGCGATGTCACTGTCAGGGTTCCTACACAGTACACAAACTCAGTGGTCCAGGTTCCCTATGGATTTGTGTTTACTAATCCCACTAGTGTGTGTGATTTCTTGTTGAGTTATGGCAAACTGTTGAAAGATCAAGGTCTGACCTTTGATAATCGAGCCAACGGATTCATACTGGACTGGGAGCAAATGGCTCAGGAATTTTTGTATTGGACACAACAAGGATGGGAGATTGATAGTCTTATCAATCTTAACCCATTGGCTGGGAAGTTGATTATTACTAAACCAGGTTTGGTTGCTGACAGTATTGTAACTCAGACCAGCGAAAACATTTTGTTAAATCAAAACAAACGTGAACTGAATACTCGAAACTTGAACATTGTACGCCTGGGCAATACATTGAGCCTTGAGCCTCTAACAGATGAAAGTTTAAGTTTTGCTGATTTTAGATTTACTAATTTTGAACACATGATTGTGTTAAACAATCGCAGTGTGTTTGGAGACTTGATCTACGAACCAGTAACAGGAGCTAGACAAAGCCGTCTTGATCTAATTGCATTTAACTCAACACAGTGGAATGGTGTTGTCGATGCACAGGGCTTTATTCTCAATCAAGACAACGTCGAAGAATGGACTGGATTTAAGAAATATACCAAAGGCCAAATTGTCAAATACAAAGATCAGTTTTGGAGTGCGCAAACCATAGTAAACCCAAAACCAAACTTTGATTTTAACAATTGGGTCAAGAGCGATTATGAACAAATTGAACAAGGTTTGTTGCCTAACATTGCCAACAAATCCAATCAGTTGCAACAGACCTATAGTGTTAATTCTGTTAACTTGGAACAAGATCAGGACTTGTTGAGTTATGGTCTAATTGGGTTCCGACCAAGGCAGTACATGGCTGCACTCAATCTAGATGATGTCAGTCAGGTTAACATATATCAACAGTTCCTTAAGACCAAAGGAACTATACTGTCTGCTGAATTGTTGAGTCAAGCAAACCTAGGCAAAGAAGCAGCCGACTACAATATCTATGAAAATTGGGCAGTCCAGCGTGCTGTGTACGGTGCCAACGCCAACCGTAGTTTTGTTGAACTACGCCTTAACCGAGCACTGTTGAGCAGTAATCCAAGCCTAGTACAAGTGATTGAACCACAGCAGGTGAGTCAAGCTGATCAGCAAATTTTGTTAAGTGATGTTTGGAAACAAAGTTACAAACTTACCAGTCCGAACTTTTTACCCACAACTGAAGAAACCATCACTGACACTGCTTTGCCCAGTGCTGGTTATGTAAATCTCAATGATGTAGACCTTACTGCATTTTCACTAATCGATGATAAGTCTGCCATTGAAGCAGCTCTTGGTGCAGTCAAGGTTGGATCAGATCTGTGGGTGGCCAAGGTCAACACCTATGATTGGGATGTATTCCGTTGTGTACAAGTTCCTGGCTATATTGATCACATCTGTGACAACCTTGACGGAACCAGTATTGCAAGATTTACCAAGGTACACGGATTGATTCCAAGTGACCAACTGATTATCAGAGAATTTGCTCCGTCAGTAGACGGTGTCTACACAGTGTTAGAAACACCTGATGTCAACAGTGTTGTTATTGCGTACACTTTTGTTGGATCACAGAGTGTGATTGACGGTGTAGGTATTGGTTTTAGCTTGCAATCAGAACGAGTAGCACAGGCCAGTGATATAATCAATCTTCCCTACGCCAATGATATTACCACAGGCAACAAAGTATGGGTAGACAACAACGGCAACGGACGTTGGGCAGTGCTAGAAAAACAAAACCCGTTCTCAGACATCACTGAACTTGCACCGCAGCTTTTGGATGCCACAGAACAGTACGGAGTGGCTGTGGCTCAGGCCAAAAATAGATTGGCAGCATTAGTGGGCAGTCCACGATACGGATTCAATGTTGGTGCTGAAAAAGGCGGAGTATATGTTTACGTTAAAAACTACGGTGATCAATACATTCCTGTCAGCCCGTTAGGCCAAGGAGATGCTGTACTCACACTTGATGTTACTGGTGCGCTAGGCTACGGTAATGCAGTGGACTTTGGTAATCAAACCTGGGCCATAGCTGGTGCCAGCAAGAGTCTAGGACCAGCAGGACAAGCAGATGTAGGTTATGCTGCAATCATTTATCGTGATCCTACACTGGGAGAACCAGGAGTAAATCCATATGCACAATGGCAACTCATTGTGCCTGAAGATTTAGATACCCTAGGAGAGTTTGGTCACAGTGTTGCCATGAGCACAGATGAGCGCTGGGCCTATGTTGGAGCACCGGGAGCCAACAAAGTCTATGCCTATGGGCGTGTGGATTGGGAAGATCAATTTGTACAAACACTAAGCAACGGAACAACCAAGACTTATCAAATTGGCAATGTTATTCAAATCAATGCCAATGCACAACTGTTAGTAACTCTTAACGATACCCCTCAGACTTTGGCTACTGACTATACTGTGGCGGCTGACTTTAGCTCTGTTACATTTGTAACTGCCCCAGCAGCAGGTGTGGTGGTCAAAATACAAAGAATCAATCGTCTTAATATGGATGGCGGAACATATTATGATGTTACTGGAACAAGTGGTACTGGATCAGGTGCTGAGTTTACTATCACACGCCTACGAAACACATTGACATTGGTTGGATTAACCAATAGTGGATCAGGGTATCCTGCTAGTTCTACGGCTGTTATCACAATTAACCAAGCAAATTTTGGGGGGAGTGGCGCAGGATCGTCGTCTCTAGTAGTAACTGTCAATACAAATGCCGCTGGACAAGCTGAGAATATTGCAAGTTACACATGGACGCCACCAACTGCATTAACTAATACTTTCTCATTGAATGAGTATTTCTTCACAGCAACAAATATCTATTCATTCTCAGTCTATGTGGAAGGTGTGTTGCAACGACCAAATATTGATTATGAGTTTGGCACAGACTCTAGCTATGACCTTATATTCATCAATTCACCTTCTGCAGGTGAATTGATCGAAGTCCAAGCACAAAGCTACTTTGAATATGTTCACACATTGCAACCACCTGGCTTGGCCAGTGATGCACGTTTTGGTCACAGTGTAGTCACGTCTACCGACGGTCGTCAAGTACTAATCGGAACACCTGATAGAACTGTTAGCGGTAAAGTAGAAGCCGGTAGTGTTTATGTGTTTGACCGTAACGTGCAAAGATTTATCTACGGAACTGATCCAAGTTCAGTTGCATTCACAGTGCTTGGAACAGTAACAGAACCAGTGAGCGTGATTGTAAACAATCAATTTTTGGTCAACGAAGTTGATAATATTCTCAATGGTACCAATACCTTTACTGTGGCAGGAAATCTTGTGACAGTAAACACTGATTTAGCAGTTGGTGACACAGTTGAAATAGAAACTAATCAATTTAGATTGGTGCAGACCATCACACAAAACACTGTTGCAGAATTTTCTAATTTTGGACAAGCAGTAGACCTTTGTGCTTATAATTGCAGTTTGTATGTTGGAACACCACAAGATAGTACCGCCACCTGGAAAGCAGGTTCGGTGCAACGCAGTGTAAATCAAAGCCGCAGTTATGGTACAATCACAGCCACGGTGGCCAACCCAAGTCTCACAGTTGGCAACACACTGAGAGTCAACAACATTGACGTTGCAGTGCCATCCGCTGGTACACTGATCAGTTTTGCTTTGGCTATCAATGCTGATGTTCCCAATGTGATTGCAACTGTCAACAACGGTTTGTTGACGTTGAAAGTAAAAAATGCTGCCGCTGCTTCTCCTACAGACCTACTACAAGTTGCACCGGGCTCAGTTGGCACTGCATTTGATGCGTTTGGATTCCAGACGTTCACATACTCTCAGACTCTGTACAGTCCATATCCAACAGAATTTGCTCAGTTTGGTTACAGCGTGTCTGTAGATGAAACTGCGGTAAATCTAGTAGTAGGATCGCCACAGGGAACCTTGTGGGTACTAACAATATGGGACGACGGACTAGTAGACTGGGATAGTAACAGTACTATATTCTTCAGCACTGTAGAACAGAGTGGTAGCGTATACACTTACGATTATCTGCCTGCTGCCAATGAAAACGCAGCCAACACAGGAAAATTTGTATTTGGCATTCAAATAGTTGATTCCAATGTAAGACCTCTTGACGGCTATGGTACTTCAGTAAGCTATGTAGATGGAGTGCTGATGCTTGGTGCTCCGGGCAGTGATGCTGTAGCCGGTGACAGTACCGCAGCGGATTACGGCCGAGTTTTTGTATCACAAAATCCAAATAGAGTTCCTGCATGGACCACATTAAGACAACAGCAACCAGTGGTTGACGTTGGACTAATCAATGGAGTATTCACATACGATCGAATTACCAGTGCTCGCACTGAACAGTTTGATTTCTTTGATCCTTTGCAAGGCAAAATACTTGGAGCAGCAAGACAAAACATTGACTACATTGGAGCAGTTGACCCAGCACAGTACGACAACGGCCCAACCAACAACAATGGCACAACATGGTTTGCAGAACATGTGGGAGAAATTTGGTGGGATATTGGCACAGTAAGATTCATTGATCCCAACCAAGATGATATTGTGTATGCCAGTCGACGTTGGGGGCAATTGTTCCCTGGATCTACCATTGACATCTATCAATGGGTTGAGAGTTCACAACCACCAGCGTCTTACACAGGACCTGGAATACCTCTCAACATAAATTCGTTTAGTTTCAGTGCTCGTCTCAGTGCAGATGGGGTTGTGAATACATATTATTATTTCTGGGTGCGAGGTATATCTACTGTGGCCTCTAACAAAGGTAAAACTTTGAGTGCTACAACTGTAAGTCGCTACATTGAAAACCCAAAAAGCAGCGGTATTCCGTATATTGCTCCTATCAATGCCAGTACAATTGCCTTGTATAATGCCTCAAACATCATCGAAGCTCAGGATACCATAATCAACATTGAGTATGATCGTGAGTATACCACCAACAATGTTCACGTAGAGTACGAGCTGATTGCACAAGACAAGTCTGACGGTTTTTTGAGTGACGGACTATATCGTAAATTACAAGACAGTTTCTGCGGAGTTGACACATCAGGCAATCTTGTACCAGACCCTAATTTGAATGCTGCAGAAAGATACGGAGTCCAATTCCGTCCACGCCAATCAATGTTTGTGGATCGCTTTGAAGCTTTGAAAAATTATTTACAACGTGCCAATGCAGTGTTGGCCATGTATACTATTTCTGAAAGTAGAAGTTTTAATCTGCTGAATTCCAGCGATCCTGAGCCAGATTCTACCACACCTGGACAAGTTGAGCCAAACTGGAACATGCGTGTGGCCAACTTGGAAATTTTGAGTTTCCAAAATATATACGCTGTGCCAGTCGCCACGCCTACCACTCAAGGTTATCGTTATCTAGTGGCCAGCGACAGTAGTAACAACGGTCTGTGGACAATTTATCAAGTGCAATATGTACAAAACGGATTGTTTAATGCTCGAGAGTTGGTACTGATCAAAGTACAGAACTATGACACCAAACGTTACTGGAGTTATGTTAACTGGTACCTGCCAGGATACAACCCATCTACCAAAGTGACCGCAGAAGTTCCTAACTTCAGCACACTAGACACCTTGTCTGTTCCTGAGGGAACCAGTGTGCGAGTGACTGCTAACGCACAAGGTAAATTTGAAATTTATCTCAGGTCGTTGACTGGTTGGGATCGTGTGGCTCTAGAAGACGGTACCATTGCATTCTCAGCTGAATTGTGGGATTACGCACTGGGACGTTTTGGATTTGACGTTGAAGTGTTTGATGCTCAGTACTTTGACCAAGAGCCAGTAATTGAAACTCGCAAAATTATTCAAGCCATCAACCAAGAACTGTTCATTGACGATCTGCTGTTAGAACGCAACCGTAGCTTGACTCTAATGTTTAACTATGTGCTCAGTGAGTTTGCGGCCCCTGAGTGGTTGGTCAAAACTTCCCTGATAGATGTTGATCACCGAATTCGAAATCTAGAACCTTTCCAGAACTATCGTCAAGATAATCAGGAATTTGTGCTTGACTATATTCAAGAAGTCAAGCCCTATCACGTACAAATTCGTGAATTTAATCTGTTGTACAATGGTCAAGACCAGTACGGCGGCGACGTCACTGACTTCGATGTACCAGCATACTACAACACTAGTTTGCCAATACCGCAGTACACAAGTCCAATATTAAACATCAGCGACACAACTGATCCACGTTACCAATCGCCATACTTGCTCAGTACTCCTGAACCAGACAATGTTCTTAGCGATGTTGATCCAGGTGCGTTAATTTGGCAAGCCTGGCCGTACACACAATGGTACGGAAACTATTTGTTAAACTTACAAAGAATTGAGATAGTAGATGCAGGCTCGGGCTATACAGATGTTCCGACTGTGATTATCACTGGCGATGCTGATGTTCCTGCTACTGCTGAAGCTTTCTTGACCAGCTTTGGATCTATTGCTTTTATTACTATAACTGATCCTGGGTCAGGATATTTTGCCACTCCGGTAATTACATTTGACGGGGGTAACGGCACAGGCGCAAGAGCTTATCCTATAATGGGCAATGACCTTGTTCGTAGCTTTAAGACCGTGATCAAGTATGACCGTTGTTCGTATCAAACACAAGTTCTTACCTGGGATCCTAGTGGCACGTACGAAGACGGCACACTAGTCCGATTCATTGATCGGGTATGGAGAGCGTCTAGTCCAGATTCGACTGCTGTAGTAGGACCAACATTTAATCTTGATGATTGGACTCTAGTACCTGCCAGCGAGCTTGGCGGCATAGACCGAACAACTGGTTATTATGTTCCAGGGGTCAATGAGCCTGGTATAGATTTGCCGTTGTTGATTGATGGCATAGACTATCCTGGTGTACAAGTTTATGGTAAAGAGTTTGTGTCTGGCGAGACTCTAGATGTTGAGTACAGCAGCAGTTTTACTGACGTATATCTTGGCACACGAGTTACAGACATCAATGTTGATGGTGGCGAGTTCATTGGACTGTACGAAGGCCATGCTCCTGAAGAACTAGTAAATGGCAGTGAGTTTGACACTGTTGATATCAAGGTGTTCACACGCCCAGGCAGTGACTGGTCTTTGTTTGATGGTGTTGCAGGAAATGACGGTCATGGATTTCAAATAGCCAGCCGTCGCTACACAGTGTCTGATGTGGGCAATGCTGTGTTTAATTGGGACGGTATTGAAGAACATCCTGTTTATCTTGATGTTGCAAACATTACCACAGGCGTAAACTTGGATCTTGGCACCGATTACACTGTTGATTGGATAGCAAAAACTGTCACAGTTACTAATAGCATCAGTGTTAACGATTCTATATCAATCACAGCCTATGAAATTGGAGGCGGTAGTCAGCTATATCGGGCCAATGTCATAGGTGATAACGAAGACTTCTTGATAGTACCAGTAGCAGCCAGCGAAATTTACGATGTTGTACTGTTTGTCAACGGCGTGCTAACTCAGGTCAACACGTGGGAAGCTTACTATCCAGCTGACGTCTGGAATCAACTCACAGCCTACAACAGATTAGATGTGGTTTACACCGCAGGTCCCGGCTATTATCGTGCTATTCAAAATGTTCCTGCTGGCATTGCAATTACCAACACTGACTATTGGCAGTCTTTTGTGCCCAGTCAGTTGAGCAAGGTCAACTTGTCTGCTGCTTACACCGCCAGCGACTACTTGACTTTTGTTGTACTGGGCATTACTACTCCAATTCAATATTCTTGGAGCACTCCACAAACTGAATATTTCACCGTTGATGCAGCAATCAATGCGGCTCGCACAGTAAATCTTTCCAACGACACTGGCGGCACCAATCCTTGCAACGCCATTGTTGAGATCAATGGCTTACGCCTGCGTCCTTCAGAAGGCGCAGAATACATTGGAGACAACACAACCACAGGATTTGCTTTGCCAACCCGAGGCGGATATTCCCAAGGTATTGTTGATGCACTGACTGATGTCACAGTGTATGTTAACAATGTGCTACAACAGCAAAACACCGGTGCAGGAGGAGCTTATGTGGTAACTTCTTGGAACAGCGTCAGTAATGACCGTGAAGTAGTGTTTGCAGTACCTCCATCAGTTGGTGATCGTATATTGATTGCTGTGAGTACAGTAGCTGAATACCTTATTGTGAACTCACAACTACAACTAGTTACTGCACCCACAATTGGCGCAACTATTGCAGTGACCACTTATAACGACACAAGTCAACAAAATATTCTTACCTTGGTATTCCAGGGTCCATTGAATACTGGTATCACTGTAACTGAAAGCTATGACAGCACTACTTTTGATGCTGGCAGCACAACCGGTGCTCCAGGATCTTATGATTATTCTGCTGGTGCAATAATTCCAGACAACAATCTTGATCTTCAGCGATTGGGAGTACAAGCTGGTCGTTTGTGGGTCACACTCAACGGCTATAGACTGTTTGACGGTGTAGATTACACTGTACAGGGCCAGTATCTCATACTGGCATCTGGACCAATGGCCAGTTCTGATATTGTTGTGATAACTGAGTTCACAGAAAGCGTGGTGCCTGAGGCATTGGCTTTCCGTATTTTCCAAGACATGCGCGGAGTGCAGGCAACCTATCGCATGACTACTGCAACAACCACATTCTTAACAGCCAATGTCACTGCCAGTGCTGATATCATTTATGTTAATAATGCCAGTGCGCTGACCGAACCAGATTTGCCCAACGGAATTTTTGGTGTGTGCATGATAGAAGGCGAACGTATTATGTATCGCAACAGAAATACAGCATTGAACACCATCAGTGGACTCATGCGTGGCACAGCAGGAACTGCTACAACTGGCCACAGTGCTGGTACTGTGGTCTATAACATGGGACGCGGCAATTTGATGTATGAAGAATACCAAGATCGTATTGTAAAAGATACATCGTTGGGCGACGGTTCTACTACTATTTTCTATGCACCCAACATCAATGCTGTGCCAGAATACCCACGTGACAGTAGTACTGCTTATATCGATCACAGCATTGAAGTGTATGTAGGCGGAATTAGACAGTATCCTATCACTGACCTTGAAACTCCAAGCCAGTACAGATACACTGTATCTATAATAGAACCATTAAGCATTGAATTCATTACCGACAATGATCCAGTTAGTCCGCTGCTGGCACCGGCTGTTGGCGAAGAAGTTTCAATAACTCAACGAGTAAGCAAGAGCTGGTACGATCTTGGAACTATTTCTCCAGTTACCAGTATTGTGGTTGGAGACAGTTACTTTATCTGGGCGTTGGGAAATACCAACTGGATTGCACTGGGCGCCGAAGACGCTAGAGAAGGTGCGTTGTTTACAGCTACCGCAGCAGGAACAGGAACAGGACAAGTGCGTACGGCTAGCGATGGTATAGCTCTGCAAGAAACTGACACTCAGGCTGCAAGGTTCCTGCGTGGTTTATAACAAGGTAAATAAGTGATCATGTCAAATACAGTACCAAACAAGCAACAAACCCCAACAATGCCGGCCGCACCGCGCCGGCCCAACGAGCACGGTACAATTAGCGTACAGGGTTATTTTAGAGTGTTTGATCCAAAAACACAAAAAACCATTGTGGAGGGTCGCTCATGATAGTTCCAGGATTGGCCAAAATTGAAGGTTTTGTAAAAATTCACAACCCAGAAACTGGCGAAGTTTTTGTCGACAAGAAAAATGCTATTCACTACGAAAATATCAGTATCAGCATGGCCCAAACGCTGAGTGATCGCAATACCGGCTACATCTACGCCATGGCGTTTGGCAACGGTGGCAGCTCAGTAGACCCCACAGGAGTTATCACATATTTGCCGCCTAATACAACTGGCCAAAACGCAGACTTGTATAATCAAACTTATATTAAAGTTGTCAACGATAATTCAGCAGCCGACACTGACCCTGAAAACAACAAAATGACCCCAATTCACACTTCGGGCACAGTGTACACAGACATTCTTGTTACTTGTTTGTTGGACTACGGGGAACCTCCTGAACAACAGGCATTTGACAATTCAACCAATTTCAATGGTGAATATGTGTTTGACGAACTTGGGCTCAAAGCCTGGAATGGTAGCGCAGACAATTTAAGATTGATCACTCATGTGATTTTTCACCCTGTGCAAAAGAGCTTGAACCGTCAAATTCAAATTGACTATACCTTGCGTATTCAAACGCTCAGCAACATAAATGCTGTATAAATATGATATAATTAGGAACAGGTAACTGACATGGCTTATGTAATCAACCTTACCGATGGTGCTACTTTTGCTACCATCTCAGACGGTACTATCAATACTTCTAGCTCAATGACGCTGGTAGGTAAAAACTACGCCGGCTACGGTGAGTTCTTAGACGAAAACTTTATTCACTTGTTGGAAAACAATGCTAACACTACAGCACCCCCGGCACCGTTGACCGGCCAGTTGTGGTGGGACAAAACCAACAATTTGCTCAAAGTTTACAACGGCACAACATTCAAAACTATTTCAGCAGCTACAGCCAGTGCTAGTGCACCTGCATCTAATGTCACAGGAGATTTGTGGTACGACACAGTTAACCAGCAACTTAAGGTGTGGACTAGTTCTGCTTTCTTAGTGGTTGGTCCAGCCTTCTCCAGTGCTACAGGCACAGCTGGTGCTATTCCTGAAACTATTAACGATTCAGGCGGCGGTCCGCACCTGGTTACCACTTTGTACGTAAACAACAGTCGTCAAGCCATTGTCAGTCTAGACTCAGCTTTTACACCTGCGTCGCCAATTAACACCGACTTCCCAACTATCTATCCAGGTATAACTGTGACCAAGGGCGCCAGCAGTGTTCTCAGCGGAAACGTGATCAACACTGGTAACCTTACTTTGGGTGCAGGCGGCGCAACCACAGTAACAATAACCAGTACTGGTGCAAATATTTCTGGATATAACAACAGCACCGGCAACGTTACAGGTGGCAATTTAATCACAGCTGGCCTGGCCACAGTGTCTGGCAACGTTACAGGTGGCAATTTCTTAACCAGTGGCATTATCAGTGCCACTGGCAACATCACCAGCGGCAACATTGCAGCAACCAACCATACAGGTACCGCAGTTAGCGTGACTGGCAACGTTACAGGCGGTAATGTACTAACAGGTGGAATTTTGAGTGCTAGTGGTAATATCACTGGTGGCAATATTGCTGCTACACTGCACACTGGTACCGCAGTTAGTGTTACAGGAAATGTCACTGGTGGTAATTTGATTACTAGTGGTCTAGTGACTGTGACTGGTAATATCAATAGTTCAGCTAATATTGCAGGTAGTTTCTTCTTGGGCAACGGCGCATTGCTAACTGGTATCAGTGCAGCGGTTACTGTTCAAAAGATTTCTTCTGGCACAACCGAAGTTAACATTCCTAGTTCAGGCGGATCAATTTTTGCTAACGTTGCAGGAACTTCCAACGTCATGGTTGTTTCTAGTTCGGGTGCCACATTCAGCGGTATCACTGTGCCCAGTATTGGTAAAAGCGGGTCAAATGCTGTGGGCAACATTGGATCAAGTGCTAACTATTTCAACCAGGTGTTTGCCACAGCTACCACAGCATTATACGCTGACGTTGCAGAACGATTTGAAGCAGACGAAATCCTGGATCCAGGAACTGTGGTTGAACTTGGCGGTGCCAAAGAAATCACCAGATCTCGTGTAGAACTCAGCGACTTAGTGTTTGGTGTGATAAGTACAAGACCAGCCTTTACCATGAACGGTGGAGCCGGCGAAAACGATACACACCCGCCAGTTGCAATGACCGGTCGCGTTCCAGTCAAAGTTTCGGGTATAATACACAAAGGCGATCGATTAGTTTCAGCAGGAGATGGGTTGGCTCGTGCAGCTGGTCCAGGCGAAGCAACATCATTTAATGTGATCGGACGTGCGTTAACATCCAAGCTGAGCACAGATATTGGTACCGTTGAAGCAATTGTAAGTATCAAATAATTAGGACAAAAGCATGACATACGTAAGCGGTGGTTTAATACAGGCCACAGACTATAATGGATTCGTAAGTACCACGGCCAATGCCAACGTCAACGACGTTTGGGGCACTGGATCGGGAGACAAAGGCTGGGGGCAAAGTGCGCTGGCCACTGTGAGCGCTACCAATACAATCACTGCTACTCAATGGGGTAGTTTGGTTAACACCCTTGCCAGCATGGGAAGCCAGACCAACACCGCAATCACTGCAAGATCGGCACCCACTACTGGTCAAACCATTAACATACTATCAGCTCTCAACACTGATCTAACTAACATAACCACTAACCGCGCATTTGCAGCAGCCAACGGTAGTCAATTTACAGGCTGGACTGGAACCAACTCTAAAACAGCAGCAACATCTGGCAGCCCTTGGACTATTACTTTTACTAATACAGTGACTTTTGCATCTGCCAACGCTGCTCGTTGGTTTTTCAATGCTGGCGGACGAATCAAACTAGATGTGAGCAAAACATCAACTACTGCCACAGGCGATCCTGAATGGAACGATCTAGCCAATACCTTGTGCGGAGACATATTTTTTACCGGCATTGCTGCCAGCAAAACTATTGCTGGTGCTGCATACACTGGAACTACCAAAGTTGGCGGTTCAGGTACGCCCAACACACTGAGCACTGCTACTGGTTTTTATGCTTTGACCCCTGGTGCAGCAGCCACTATCATCTATAAACAGTTTGCCGATACTGCTCCGTACACCGCAAACTTTATTCAACACAGTGTGGCGCTGAACGCCGCTTCGACTGTTTTAACATTTACTACACTTTGGTCAGCATCAGACGGCGACCCAATTTCGGGCGGTACTGCAAGTTCGGGAGCTACTCCCGGAACTGCACCTACTACTATTTGTACATATTTCCCGCCCTCAACAACATATTTGAGCAACAGTTGGGGAACACCAGCTGTAGCTGCCACAACAGTTTAATCAAAAGGGCCGCAAGGCCCTTTACTTTTCTCTTTTTTTCCTGTATACTAACATCATGGATACTGATGCCCTTGTTGCTCATGCACGAGCAAGATTTAATCATGCTGTTGCAAAACGGCTACTAAAAGAAAAATACCTGGCCAAAATGACCTTTGCTTATCGCGGTGGCATGTGGCGTGCTGGGCCTGAACTGCTGGCCGTGTTACAAACTGTGCCAGTAGAAGATGAAGTGGTTATTGTTGACTTATACGAAAACCCTGTCAAAGTTGATCCATTAGAACTACAGCATTTGGCATTTGATCGTTGGCAAGAACAAATGAATGCCTGGCACGTGGAGTTTGAAGAAATGAGCAAACGTCGATGACCACCGGCGCACTGATATTTGCATTTAACAATGAACAAACCGACTACCTTGCTATGGCTCGATGGAATGCTCGAAACATTCGTAGGCACCTTAACATTCCAGTGGCCGTGGTCACAGACCAAACAGGATCTGATATTGTGGAAGGATTTGATCACGTCATTTATGCAGACCCCAAAGCGGGAGGAACCCGTTATTTCCAGGATTATGATGCCACTGTTACGTGGCATAACGCAGGCCGAGTTGATGCTTATAGTTTGTCCCCCTGGGACCGCACACTAGTATTAGATGCTGATTATGTTGTGGCCAGTGCTGCACTGCGCAATGTAATCAACACTGATCGTGACTTTATGTGCTATCGTTGGGCCACAGACATGACCACCGGACGGGAGTTAGCAGCTCTCAACACATTTGGACGCTATCAAATGCCCATGCGTTGGGCCACAGTAATGATGTTCCGTAGATCAAACACAGCACAATACATCTTTGACTGTATGCAAATGATCCAAGACAACTGGCAACATTATCGTGATTTGTATGCTATAGACAAAAGCACATATCGCAATGATTTTGCATTGAGTATTGCCCTGGGCATTGTAAGTGGTCACACCAACCATGTAAGTGATATTCCATGGCCCATGATGAGTGTCATGCCTGAACATACTTTAAAGCAAGTAGACGCCGACAGTTACGAGATTACATTTGTAGATGCTGACCAAAAGCCTCAAACAGTAGACTGGATTGGTTTTGATTTCCATGCCATGGGCAAACGTCATTTGGAGAATATCATTGCGTCCCGTTGAAGAACAAGGTTACATTATTCCTGCGTTCAATGTAGACAAGATAGACTACGTTGACTGTGCTCGTACATTGGCAAAAACTTTACTGGCACAGCATCCCAAGGCACGTATTTGTTTGCTAACCAACGAACCCTATGCAGCGGACTATAGTTTGTTTGCCTACACACACGTTGTAGACATCAATCGAGAAAATCCCTATGCCAACGACCCTTTGGTATTTGCTCAAACACCATTCCGCGAAACTATCAAGTTAGAAGCAGACATGCTGATTGCCAGTCCGATAGATCACTGGTGGACCATGTTTAGGCATCGTGATGTGGTGTTGTCTACTGGCTGCCGTAACTGGCGCGACGAAATCAGCACAGCTCGAGACTACCGAACAGTTTTTGATCAAAACAATTTGCCAGATGTGTACAATGCCATTACCTATTGGCGTCGCAGCGAAATGGCCAAAGAGTTCTTTGACACTGTGCGCAATATATTTGATCATTGGACAGAATATCGTCGGCTCATCAAATACTCACCTGATGTACCAGATACAGATTTGGTCTACGCCATGGCTGCACAGGTCATAGGGCTCGAACTGGTTACAATTCCAGACTCGCCCTCGATCGTACACATGAAACAAGCACATGCAGGCACAGCCACAAAAGACTGGACACAAGAATTAGTTTGGGAAATGAATCCATTGAGAATCAATACCATTGCTCAATGGGGTGCGTTTCACTATAATGTCAAAAGGTGGCAACCATGATAACCCCAGATGAATTCTTTGGTGCATTGGAAAGTATGCCACAACCTCAGTCTGTGTTTTATAGACTGTATTATGAAGGCGAACGTCCACTATTCTACAGCATGGAAGACTTGCCCGGTACATACATTGAAGTTACCCCTGAACAGCATGCTCGAAGCCAAATGAAAGTGCGTATTCGCGACGGAAAGATAATTCCTATCACTTGGCAAACAGCACAAAAACTCGCACCCAGCAACGCAGGCACACTGTGCCACGCACAAGATGTTGCTATTGTTGTAAAAGAAAACGGAACCTATTGGAGCAAGAGGACTTATGAAAGTTGATATCGCAGATTTAGATTGTATCTACCTAAGCTATGACGAACCACAAAAAGAAGAGTTTTGGATCAAGATTAAGAACATGGTGCCTTGGGCAAAACGGGTGGATGGCGTTAAGGGCAGCGATGCTGCTCACAAAGCGGCAGCACAGGCCAGTGACAGTGATAGATTCATTCTCATTGATGGTGACAATCTCCCCAACCCGACGTTTTTTAATCAGACGCTTGTTCTTCCTAATGAAGAATACAAGAACGCTGTGTTCCGGTGGCGGGCACGTAATCATGTCAATGGACTCATGTACGGCAACGGAGGCCTAAGTTCATGGACCCGGGAGTTTGTGATGAACATGCAAACTCACGAAGCCACAGACGGACGAGATGAAACCCAGGTAGAGTTTTGTTTTGATCCCTTGTATTGGCCCATGCATGATTGTTATTCCACAACTTACCCTAATGGTGATGCTTTCCATGCGTGGCGTGCAGGTTTTCGAGAAGGCGTTAAGATGTGCCTGCAACGCGGTCGCAAACCCACAGTAGAAGAATTTAAAAATCAAGTGCTACGAAACTTAGACAATCTCACAATCTGGCACAACGTAGGCACAGATGTAGAATATGGTGAGTGGGCCATTGCTGGTGCACGTCAAGGCACCTATATGACCATGCTTACTAATTGGGATTATACCTTGGTGCAAAACTTTGATGCCCTGGCTGAACTATGGCTTACAGTGAAAGACAGCCAACCAAGATTGCTCAGTAATCGCTTGGCTGAGGATTTGCACACACAATTGGATCTGCCAATGGCCATCCTAGAATGTGAACAAAGCGCATTTTTTAAACATCACTATCGTTTGAACTGGCACAATCAAGGTGTGATGATTCGAGAAATCGATGTTATTCGCAAAATAGAAGGTTGGTAATGAGCAAAGGCGATCAAAGTCGCTTCATGCGATCAGCTGAGCAAATGAAAACGGATCTCGGTCCTGCACTGTGTCTAGCCAAATGGAAGCAAGTGAGCTTTCACTTGCCCACTGGTCTCAACAACTCATGTTATCATCCGCCCTTGCACAAGATTACTGAAGCTGATCTTGCTCGTCCTGGCGGCCTGCACAACACTGATCACAAAAAGGCTCAGCGTGTGATGATGCTGAAAAATGAAAAGCCTACAGAGTGTCA